GCAGAGCAAGAGAAATGAAATGAACCTAAACAATAGAAAATGAAAATAGGAGACAGAGTAAAACAGATTGACTTTGACGAATTTGACGAGGATAAAGGTATCGGAATTGTTATCAAAGTATATGATGTAGATGGTATGACTCGTGTAGATGTTAGGTATGTAGATGATAGTGGTATATACATTTATTTCATTGAACAATTAGAGGTTGTAGAGGATTAAAAAAGATATTATGAAAATAGGAGATCAAGTAAAAATAAGCCGATACACTACAGACCCCGCAAAGCAACAAGGAAAAATCGGTACAGTGATAGGGGTTTATGACGAAGACGAAATGACTACCGTGGTAAGAGTAGTGTTCGTAACAGATAAGGGTGAGAAATTCTCTGCCCTATATGATATAGATTGCTTAATTCCTGTAAGTGAAGACGATTTAGAAGATTAATCAAAAAGCGGTGAGTCACCGCGGGCAATTAGCTAACGATTAAAAAATAATTTTGATATGAAAAGAAAAACAGTACTTCTGCTCAATAGTCACTTGGATGTGATAGGCAGGGAAATTATCACCACTTTCTTAGGGATCGTGGTCAAACGAGAAAAGATATTGTATAACAGAGCTGTAAAATACAGAAGATAATGAAAAGAAAGGTAAAAAAACAGATTGCTTTATTGGTAAATAAGTTAGTTAAAGAGGAATTTAGGAAACTAAATGAGCAGGTTAAAAACTCGCTAATTATAATAGCCTCCAACATAGGAAAGTCTAATGAAAATGGTACTCTTGACGATAATGAGGAAGATTCGGTGCTTCACAACAATAGTAAAAAATATATTACTGTTGGGTTTGATAGAGATTATAAACCTAAAAGTTGGAAAACTTTCACCCTTAATATTAGTTAGTTTGAAATCCCTAAGTCAGTAGGACTGACAGCCGAAAGGTTGGCGAAGCGAAATCGCATTAGGGAGCCATAAACGGATAAAAATAAAGCATTATGGAAACAAAGAAAAACAACGGCGTACGCTTTTCCGCTGATGTAAAGATAAGCGAAAAAGGAATTGGCAAGGACTTAAATATTGATATTCGCTATATAGACCTTACCAATCCTATTGAATGGGATCAATTGCAAAAATGGCTTAGAAAGTTAAGACGTACTCTTGAGGTAACTTTTGGTAATGAGGAAACATTGGATTGGTACTGCAATAGCGAGCATGAGCCAAGACGTAGTTGGGATGTATATATAGGAGAGTCGCAGTCACGAACTTGGTTGAATTAGTTAGAAATCCCTAATAGGCTAAGAGCCGAAGCGGTAACGTAGCAGGTCGCACCTGCATTAGGGAGCAAAAAAAGAAAAGATTATGCCCTATTTATGGTTACATAATAAAGTTGCAGTGGAGGTGGAAGAGTTGGTTCCTAAGTATTGGAATGTGCTCAAGTCCTTACAGAGTGCTATCTCTCGCAGTGAAGGTAAGCCCTATGGTGTTAAGAAACTCCAATCGGGTGGGAATGGGCGTAGGCTACTGATAGACTATGACACCCTCCCCAAGGAGATACAAGAGGCACTGGGTGATCCACGAAAAGCAGGTCATTTGTTAGAGCGATATTACCAAGTAAAAGACGAAACGATACGCTTCTATAGTGAATGGAAACGTGGGGACAAGCACCTTACCGATGAAGAGATAGACCGCTACATCATCAATGCTACTACCCTGCAAGCCTTGGTTACCCTTGAGCAGGAACGACTCAATATTCGCAAGGCATTGCATAAAAAGAGTGCTACCAAGGGACTTGCTCAAAGCCTTCTTACCGATGCGGTGAGCTTTAACGAGACCTTGCCCCCAAGTCGTAAGCATAGCCTGCCTGAGAGTTTAAGGCATTTTAAAAACACTTTAAACGCCTTTAAAACAGATGGACTCCTCTCCGTTATCAAGGATCCCTACGGAAAGGGCAAGCAGAACGCCCGAAAGGTAGATGAGCGTGTCATAGAGGTACTACAAGGCTTATTCGTAGGACAAACCCATAAGCCTACTCCTACCGATATATCTCGGCAATACGATGCCTTTTTGGCTGGCTATATAGAAGTATTCAACAAGGAAACAGGTGAACTATACGAACCTACGGGCTTCCCTGCCTTGAGCGAAAGTACTATCAAAGCCTATCTGATGAGTTGGGAACAGAAAATCATCTCCTACAATCTCAGAAGCGGAAACCGACAGGCTTTTATGGGGCAATTTATCCCCTATGCACAAACGGAGTTACCCACCAAAGCAGGGTCTATCCTCTCCATTGACGACAGACAACCTCCATTTTGGTATGAAAAAGGGAAAAGGGTATGGTTCTATATTGGGGTGGATATTGCCAGCCGCTGTATGACAGCCTTTGTCTATGGAAAGAGCAAAGAAGGGATTATCCTTGAGTTCTACAGACAATTAGTAAGGAACTATCACCAATGGGGGCTAAAACTCCCTTATGAGTTGGAGTGCGAAAGCTCCCTTAATAGCAGCTTTAGCGACACCTTCCTTAGAGAGGGGTATATGTTCCAAAAGGTAAGAGTGGAAGCCAATAACGCCAAGGGAAAGTATATAGAACGTATGTTTGGCAAGATGCGTAACAACAAAGAAAAATATGCCGACGGATGGATCCCTCGCCCCTTTGCTAAGAACGAAGCCAACCAAGCGGGCAAAGGTGCTACTAAGATTATCCCTTATAATGAACTCGTGCAGGCACGCCTTGCCGATATAGAGGATTGGAACAACGAACCTCACGATGAAGATCCAAGCGTAAGCCGTTGGGAATATTTTCTCAATAACCAATTGGAAAGCCTACCAGAGACGAACTACCGCGCTATATTGCCCTATATTGGTTACTCTGTTAAGACCAGTTGCAAACAAGGCTTTATCAGCTTAAACAGACAAAAAATGGCAATAGCCGAAGCGGGAAAGATACTTACAGGCGACCCACTTATTGAGAAAATGAAACAGATAGAAGGTAAGGATATAGAGGTGTATTGGTTGGACGGCAATGACGGGGAACTTATAAAGGCAATTGCTTACTGTGGTAACCGCTATGTATGTGAAGTGCAACCGATGCCACGTTTCCAAAGAGCACAAGCCGAGCAAACCGAAGAAGACACCCTTATCAAGGCGCTGCAAAATGCTTATACAATGACCATTGTACGCTATGTACAGCACCAAAGCAAAGAGATTACTCCTATAGGGGTGATAGACAAGACACCGAAGCCAAAACGCTCTTTTGTAATTAATAATCTCAAGCGATTCGAGGCGTGCGAAGCAGAGGAAGTAGAAATATTGGACGACTACGATACTATGGAGGAAGACGACAGACAAATCCTCTACAATCCCAGTACAGGGACAGAATATACTAAAAATTGGAGAAAAAAATATGCTATATGAAATTATCAATAGACTTTAAAAACAAGGTAAGGGAAGCGATTCTTTCCGACCGTGAGAACTATGGAGGATCCGATGCTGACTATGCCAAACGCCTAAACCTCAAGGGGGCTATCCTTTCACGACTTAAAAAAGGAGAAGTGGAGAAACTCATTAGCGATACCCAATGGTTGGTAATTGCTCATCAGCTGGGTGTACAGGTAAGGGATAATGCTTGGAAAGTAGCGCGTACAGCGGTATATACTGAAATAGAAGATAACCTACTATACTGCAAGGAGTACAGCAAATCAATGATCTTGGTAGATGATTGTGGTATTGGTAAAACTTTTTGCTCCCGACACATTGTTCGTAAGCTCAAGAATGCTTTCTATGTGGATTGCTCCCAAGCGAAGACCAAACAGCAGTTTATCCGATTGCTTGCTAAGACTATAGGGGTGGATAATACAGGTAAGTATGTAGATGTAAAGGCAAGTATCAAGATGTGTCTTATCTACTTAGAACAACCTCTTATTGTACTTGACGAGGCAGGAGATTTGGACTACAACGCTTTCCTCGAACTCAAAGAGCTATGGAATGCTACCCAAGGTGAATGTGCTTGGTATATGATGGGAGCCGATGGACTAAGGGCAAAGATAGAGAGTGGTATTGCTCATAAAAAGGTAGGTTATGCTGAGATATTCGACCGCTTCTTTGATATCACCTCAATTGTACCCCAAGGAACAGATGATCGTAGGGAGTTTTATATACAATTATTGGGCGATGTGGCTTCGGTAAATGCCAAGCAAAAGGAGGATGTGGACAAACTCGTACGTAAGTGTATGAATCCGAATGACCTTAATACAAAGGATGTAACCCCTTCCGATTGGAAGAGACTTAGGTATTTGGAGAATTTAATTAAGTTAAGCTAATGGCAAGAATAAAAGGTATATACGGGAAACAATTATTGGAAAAAACCTATAAAACCTTTCCTTTTGAGGGGGTATGGGAGAAAGCTCTTGGCAATCCAGAAGTAGGTGGTTTTTGGTTAATCTATGGAAAGGAAAAACAGGGTAAAACGTGGTTTTCGCTAATGTTATCAGAATACTTAAGCAAGTTTGAACAGGTGATGTATGTAAGTGCCGAGCAGGGCATTAGTAAGTCCTTCCAAGAGGCATATATCCGTAGTGGGCTTGACCCCAGCAACCGCAAGTTAAAGATAGTACCCTATACAGAACTTACCGAGATAGAGAAAGCATTAGCTAAGCAACGTGCCCCTAAAGTGGTGATTATAGACAATACCACAGTTTATAAAGACGAGCTAACAGCCCCTAAACTTAGGGAATGGGGGAAAAATTATCGGAATGTACTCTTTATTTTTCTCGCCCACGAAGAAAAGGGAGAGCCCGATATAGCGGTGGCAAGGCTTTGTAAAAAGCTCGCAGAGGTGATTATACAAGTGGAAGGCTTGGCATGTAATGTATCGGGGCGTTGTCCTGGCGGGGTGCTTACCATAGACAAGGAGAAAGCAGAGTTATATCATAGCACAATTATAAGTGAAGAGTAAAAATTATGGAAACTATAGAAAAGCAAAAGACATTTAGGCATTGCCTGTTGTACTACTTAGATTGTAGTTATAGGCAATATGAAGCGCTCAAGTATGGGTACTTCCTTACTTGGTGTGAGCAGGTGAATAGGGAGAAACGAATCGTGAAAAACGTAGCTGACTTGGTGGGGAATGACTATCTCAACAACTGGTTTGATGACCAATGGCACTACTATGTGGAGTGTGATATAGCGTATTACTATGGCAAGGCACTTAGAGAGGGCGTATTTGACCAATCAGATGTAGAACTAATGATAGAGATTGCGGCAGAGCAGATTAATCATATATACCCGAAAGTGCTATTAAGTAAAATCAGAAGAGAACTCAAATTTCAAAACTAATGAAACAGCTATATACAGATGTACTAAGGTTGGATAACTTCCTACAGGCCTTAACAGCACAAGAGCGGATGATGATACACCAGTATCACACTGGCTATAGGATATACGTACCGATAGTGGTACTGACCATTTACGAATGGATACGAGAAAACAACTGGGAAGCCCCCGACTTCCGCTATAACCCAGAAAGAGTATTGACTTGGTACAATCAAGATACAAAGACATGGGAGCCGATAGAAGCCCATAAATTATATAGAGCAAAAGTAGAACGATAATTTAAAATAGATATTACCATGAGTGTAGATTTATCACAGATGAGCGCTGATGAACGTGCAGCACTTATAGAACAGGCGAAAGAATTAGACGCCAAGGAAAGAGAGGAAAGAAAAAAGGCCTATGAGCAAATGAAAACAGATGCCATAGTAGGGCTTATCACCGTGGCCAAGGACATCAATGAGCGGCTTACAGAGTTCAAACAGCATTCGTTTGAGACCATGGACACCCTCTATGATCTGCTAAAGGAGTACAGCGGACGCCACGCAGGAGGAAAAGGTAACTTTAGCGTAGAGTTTGAAAATTTCAAAGTGGATTACAGCCGTCAGGGCAGAGGCTCCTATGACGAACGCGCTACCGAGGCGGAGAAATACATCTTTGACTTCATAGAAGGGCGCTACTCAGGCGATGAGGGTACTAAGGAGTTTATCCTCTCGCTATTAGAGCGTAAAAAGGGCGAACTTGACCCTGATAACATTCAGAAGCTCTACAAGTACGAGGATAAGTTTGCCGACCCAAATTTCTCAAAGGCGTGTGAGCTATTCCGTGAATCCTACCAATATAACCACTCCAAGGATTATATCCGCTTTTATGAAAAGGATAAGCATGGCAAGTGGCAGAATATATTGTTACAATTTTCGGCAATCTAATTCCCACAGCCCCCGAAAGGGGAACAAATATACCCTGCCCTTAGCGTGTCGTTGGAATTAATGGTACGCCCATAAGAGACCCCCTAAGGCAGGGTTTTTATATAACCTTTAAAAACGATTTAAAATGTATTTTATAACAAAAAAAGATAGTGAAACAGGAAGGAAGTTTCAAAAGATAGTTGACAAATTCGATATTTGCTTTGAAAATCAAAAAGCATTAGCTAATAAGTATGGTTTTACCTCTTGGAGAGGAGCCTATTGGGTTATAAATGGGGGTATTTCCTCAGTCATATTCCCTAAAGACATTATAGTAGACACTAAGGTCTGGAAAAAAGTAAAAGATAAGGAAAATGAATATACGCCTCGGTTGAACACCAAACAAGGCAAAGCCGTACAAGCAGACTTTGACCAGGCACCTACTATCACCCGATCTGAGCTTAATGCCTGTATCGGTTGGGATGAGGCATTTAGTAATATAGGATTCGACAAAGGGAATGATAAGTACTTTGGTTTTTGTGTAAGTGAAGATTGTGATGTTGTCATCCCAAAAGATTGTAAGGAGATAACAACTACTACATATAGGGAACTTTTTGGGAAATAGTTTGAGTATTAAATAACCTTTAAAAACGATTTAAAATGAAAGAAAAACCAACACATTACTATTGTCTCTGTACGAATAATAGTAAGCCTAAAAATAAATTACAGGAAGAGTTTTTAACCTTTCTAAAAAGCATGGACATGTCGCTTTATGAGGCAGATAAAATAGAAGATTTGAAAGTATACATACTCAAAAAATCTGAGGA